TGTCGCACCTGTCGCACCTGTCGCGCCTGTCGCTCCGGCGGGCCCGGTCGCTCCTGTCGCGCCTGTCGGTCCAGCAGGTCCAGTATCGCCCTGCGGTCCCTGAGGCCCAATCGGTCCGGTCGCGCCTGTGTCCCCCTGCGGTCCCTGAGGGCCTGTTGCCCCGGTCGCTCCGGTGTCGCCTTGCGGGCCCTGAGGGCCTGTGGCTCCGGTCGCACCTGTGTCCCCCTGAGGGCCCTGAGGGCCCGTTGCCCCGGTCGCTCCGGTGTCGCCCTGAGGCCCCTGAGGCCCTGTGGCTCCTGTCGCGCCAGTAGGGCCGATTGGGCCTGGAATACCCTGAGGACCGACCTGTGTATACATGACCTGCATCACCGAGACGATTAGCGACGGGATCGCAGGGATCGCACCGACAGCAGGGAGATGCTCGAGGACGATGTTCGCGTTGTCGGTCGTCCAGAACAGTTCGAGATAGTCCCCGGCGTTCACAGTCAGGAGGAAGTCCCACGCAGCAACCTCGAACCTGCTGTTCGGAACGATCAGTCGCGTGTTGCTATCAGGCAGAGGAGTGCCGTTCTTGGCGAGCCAGATCTCGACAGTCTCACCAGATCCTCCCCCGCCCCTGTGGTGGAGTTGGGCAGAGAACTGGATGTCGTAGGTGCCGTTGTAGGCAAAGTTGATCTCCGAACCCGCGGTGATGAACACGCCGTTTGCCTCTGCGGTGTTTCCGATGAGCATCGCCGTCGGTGTGTTGATCGTCGTGATCTGATCAGTCGAGTCGAAGAATGACCCGTAGTAGCCGAGAGCACCACCTGCACCCGTCGCTCCAGTCGCTCCAGTCGCACCAGTCGCCCCAGTCGCCCCAGTATCTCCCTGAGGCCCGATCGGGCCTGTCGCCCCTGTATCCCCAGTCGGTCCAGTATCGCCCTGCGGTCCCTGAGGCCCCGTGTCTCCCTGCGGGCCCGGAGGGCCGGGAGGACCAGGAGTGCCTCCACCGCCAGCAGCAATCTCGCAGATCGCATCCTGGACATTCGTCGAGACAAGCCCCTCGCAGGGATCGAACCTAACAGAGGAGGCGGTGATGAGGCAGACAGGATCCCCGGGCTCGTGAGGCTCAGGGACGGTGCAGCAGATGCCGAACTGCGACTGCTCGAGGCCGATGGTGATGCGAGTCTCAACTCCGATGCATCCGCCCTGCGCTCCGAGGAATGTCTGCGCCGGATTGGTGCGCTCCCAGTCATCAGGAACAGGCCCTGTCATGGAGTTGTAGATGACTGCAGCATCGCCGAGGAGATCCTGATACGCAGTCGCAAGGGCGGTCTCTGAGGGGGCTCGCCCGCGATCATCGACGACAGGGACGCACCTGAGGAGAGTCACGACGAGATCGATTGCGATGTATCCGTCGAAGCAGATTACCTCGCTCGTATCCTCAGCCGGGAACTCTTGCGAGCGGTAGACGCGATCAGGGACGACAACAAGCGTGCCGCAGCAGTCATCCCAGGCGATCTCGCCTGATCCGACATACGCAGTCGAGACAGCATCGCGACCGCAGTCCTCGAGGGCCTGTCTCGCAGTTGCGAGAGCCCAGGAGGCTACATCATGGGCAGAGACTGAGATCACCGGACTCTCCGCGCGACATCGGGCGAGTAGACGCGAGAGGCCGAGCGGAGGCGATCAGGATTGACCGACCGGATGAACTGATCAGAGATCGGCAGACCGAGGCGGTTCTGCTCGAACAGAACCTCGGGCGTGCCGAGATCAACAGTCACGCCCTGGCGAGTTACCGCTACAGCGTTGGAGGGCAGGCGACAGTCAGCCCCTGTCCATCCTCGCAGGAGTTCGCAGGCCAACTCGCCGAGGGCCATCTGCCCAAGAACAGGGACATCGATGCCGTAGGTGTAGGAGACCGCGACAGGAGGAACCTCGCAGTCGGTCTCGCAGGGCCAACACTCGCCGATGCGATAGAGCCTGCTCCTGCCGAGATAGTAGGTATCAGGATCAACTGCTACGCCGTCGATCAGAACCTCATCGATGGAGCGCACAGGAGTCTGCTCGAGAGCGATCGCACAGCACGCCCTCCGCCTCCCTGCCCCAAGCCTCCACTCAACGCCCGGGCCAAACTCGTCAGCGTAGGGCGCGGTGCAGGGAGTAGAGCAGGGCGATCGATACCACTCGGTCGTTGAGCACAGGCCGAATCGCCTGCCTGTCATCGCCCACAGGATCGATGTCCCTGCAGCCACGGCTGCATCAACGAGATCAGGATCATCTCCCGAGACATCGCAGGGGAGGATCGGAGTCCAGGCCTCACAAGTCATGGATCGAGCCTACCCTGCGTCCGTTCAGAGACGAGCGTCAGGGCGGGGGAGCAGGAGCGTATGCAACGCATCCGCCCGTGTCGGTCGGAGGCTGCTCAGTCGTCACCACCATGCCGAAGATCTCGCCATCAGGGAACGGCTCGATGAATGCGTTCGGCGTGTAGGGCGAGGTTCCCCATGCCGAGGATGCCGCGAACGCATCACCGACGAGCGAGAAGGTCAGCGCAGCGTTCTCGATGGTGATGTCTCCGTCGATCTTTCCGTTGCGCACGAACGGCAGGACGAAGTATCCCCACTCCTGCGTCCCGGGAGTCGTGCAGTCTACGCCTGTGCGCTTTGTCCAAACCTCGAGAGCGAATGCGTCTGTGTTCGGAGTCGGGCCAAATGTTGAGCCGATGGTGTCCGATCCAGAGATGACCGGATTGGCGAGGGCCATGATGTCCAGAGCGTCGGGGTTGATCTCGGCGAACTGAACAGTCGTGGTCACTCGCTTGAGAACATCAGGATCTTTGTCGTTGATGCAGAGATCGCCCCAGGCGTTCTTCTGAATGAACTCCTCGCCTGCCTCGTACTCGCCTGCGAGCGTGACAGAGATGAAGCAGTCGGAGACGAGCGTCGTGCAGGAGCCGACGACAGGCTCGCCACACGCATCGAGGCGAGTGATGCGAACAGTCTTGCCCTTGATGGACTTCAGAATCTTGGTGGCCATGATGTCTCCTTACGCAGGATCGGTGGTCGCTTTGACCGCGACAGAGTAGCAATCCCAACCGACTGCGTAGTCTCGTTGGGCGATGTAGGAGACCTGATTGACCGCCTTGTCGATCGCAGACTCGCGGGTATCGATGTCTCCTCGGTAGAGCACCATCGCGCCCGTCCCGTAGATGTATCCGACCCGCGTCAGAGGATCGGTCGCCGTGTCGTATCCTGCGCCGACGACGACAGGAGTGCCATGCAGCGTCTGCAGGCGACCACCCGAGACGAACAGGGCATCCCACAGCAGAGTCGCGACGAGGTGACTCATGTGGATGACTCCTGTCCCGGAGTAGTTCTGCGAGACCTGCTGCTCGACATAACCCAGGGCGAACCGCAGATCATAGGCCGACAGATCAAGCGGGGCTCCTGCGTCTGCGGTGATCGCAGCCCAGACTCGCTCCTCGACAGCCCTCTGCTCGCCGTTGATCAGACGCTGAACAACCTGAGCGCGATGCTCCTCGAGCGTATGCCCAGGAATCGAGTCGTTGTCGTAGGCGTAGACGGTGAACGGCTCGAACTCTGCGACATAGCAGTAGTCATCAGGCTCGAGGGCCTCGCCCTCTCGCGGGATGATGCACTCGCCAGTCGTCTCCTTGACCTGCGAGCAGGCCTGAGACTGCCATCTGATGCCGAGTCGCCAATGCTCGTCGGTGGTGAGCCGAGTCTCTGCGACCGAGAAGATGCCGTAGGGCTGAGGGACGACTGTGGGGGCATCTACGAGATGCCATGTATCCAGGGATGCTCCCACAGGTCGGCTCCTATCTTCTCGGTCGCAGGTCGGTCAGGATGATGTGGGGATCAGACCGCGGGGGCCTCGACGCAGCATCCGGTCACGCCGTCCACAGCGTAGTTCACGGTGACTTCACGAGCAGCAGGGCCCGTCTGACCGACGAGCCACAACTGCTCCGTCCACGCAGCCGTGTAGTCGTTGGTCGCGTTGAGCACGCTGTCACGCACCACGCCGAGATCGATGGTGCCACCGTCGCCCTTGATGTATCCACCAGCAGGGTAGAGCAGGAAGTCCACCGTCGTCGGGAACGCAGTCTTTGCAGGACCAGTCGTGTAGAGGGGCTGATAGTCGTGGACGAACTGCGCACGCACCTTGCGAGTGCGGAAGTATTCGTCGATCCGGTCGTCCGAGATGTTCACCAGATCAACCCCGGTGCGCATCGCGAGATCGGCGCGGATGGCCTCACGCGACCACAGCGGGAACACAGCCTCGAGGACGGCGTTCACGCTCATGCGGTACTGCGAGCGGTAGTCAGCAACCTGGACATCGAGGGCATGCAGGATGGAGCCCGCAGCCGAGGAGGCCACAGCGCTCATCGTCACGCCCGTCGCGCTGCCCGAGATCTCGGCGATCATCAGGCCCGAGAGGCGGTGCAGGTGAGCGTTGATTGCGAGGGCGATGAAGCGGGCCGTCAGTTCGGGGAACGCACGGTCGGTCAGGTTGCCGTTGGTGAGGCAGAGACCTGCAGCCTGGAGGCGGTAGTCCTCGAAGGTCGGGCAGGGAATCTGGAGACAGGGCTTGGTCGCCTCGGGATCCTCGGTGTCAGCCTCGGTCCAGGACCAGAGAGCATCGCTCGCCTCGCCGATGCCGATGAAGCCCGGGATGTTGAGACCACCGCGAGAGACCTGCACAGTCGGGAGATCGAGGAGGCCATCGCCTGCATCGACGCCGAACAGGTCGTAGATGTTCTGCGACGGGGCGCACCATCCTGCAGCGGTCAGAGCCTCCGGGGCGGTCGCACGCTCGATCACCTCGAGGTTCGTCGCCATGTCGGAGCCGACCTTGTGCTGCAGGGGCAGGTTGATCGAGGCGACCGGGACGAAGCCCGAGCCGTTCGACAGAGTGCGGGCCTTGGCATGCATTGCGCGGGCGAGACCCACGGTGTCGATGTTCGATCCGCTCGTGAAGCCGGGGATGTCGGCTGCAGCGGTGATGACCACCTCAGGCTGCGCCTCGGCAACCTCGGGAGTCGTGGAACGGCGGGCCACCGCACGAGCGGAGGGAGCCTTGGGGGCGGGGGATGCGCTCGCAGTCACGAGTTCGTTCTCCTGTTCGGTTGCCTCGGCCTCCACGGCCTCGGGGTTGTGGTTGTCGTCGGAGGCCTCATCGGCATCCTCGGTCTCGGCGACGACAGCCTCGGGGGCCTCGTCGATCTCCTCTGCTCCGCGCACGCGATCGGCGAGCGCAGCCACGGCCTGCTCAGCCTGAGCGACTGCCTCGATGCGGGCGGTGCTCTCAGCACGGACGGCCTCGACAGCCTCGGCGATCTGAGTCAGAGTGGCGACATCGTTGGAGCCTGCATCGACGAGCGAGTCGAACTCGGCGACGAGATCGCTCTCGAGCGCGGTCAGTTCCTCGTCGGTCACAGCGTTGATGTCCTCGGGCATGATGGTGTTCATTGGGATTCGGTCTCCATGAGTCAGGAATCGGTTATCTCATGCGACCGAGTGCGACCCGGGCCTCGCTCCGGCGATGCTAGGCAGTCGCCGGATGGGAGCGAGTGTAGCAGACAGGTCAGCCTGCTACAACAACCTCTCCGCCGATGCGGGTTGCGTATGTCTGCGCTGAGGAAAGCGAGGCGAAGGATCGACCCGTGAACGCCCCGTTGCGCCATACCTCGTAGGGCCCGATGCGCAGGGAGGACGAGGGACTCCTGGAGTCGTTGCTCCTGCCCTTCCGGCATCCGCAGGCCATGTCAGGCTCCTCCTCTGATTCGCTGCACGAGGCTCGCGATGCGTTCGCCATGCACCCGGAGGCGAGCCTCCCTGATGCGATCCTCAGCGGTGCGTCCGATCGAGGCTGCGAGGGCTCTGATGTCCTCCATCGCCTCCTCCTGAGAGTAGGCAGGCAGGGAGAGGGATGCGACGAGGCCCTCAGCCTCTCGCACTCTGATCTTGGGGAATCCCGGAACATTGACCGCGAGGACTGCGACGAGTTCGAGGTTGCCTCCAATCCTGCGCCAGTCTCCCGAGACATCAGAGGCCATCAGGCCCCTCACAGTCGCCGGATCGAGACCCGGGCGCAGGGAGCCTGATACCCAGATCCCCCAGTCGTCCTCGCCTGCGGTGACATCAGCCACCGCGAGAGCGGTGTCGTCGTAGTGCCGAGCAGTCTCCTGCGCTCCGTAGGAGTGCGGGGCATGCGAGCCGTTCATCGTGATCTGCCCGACCGGGAAGCGAGCCCCGTCGTCGCACAGAATCTCCCCGGTCAGGAAGTGGGCGTAGGCAGTCCTCGAGGAGGGAGGCTGCACGCATCGCCCTGCATGCCCGATGTGGCATTGGCCCCATACTGCGAGATGCCCGTAGATCCTGCCTGAGTCATCAACGGTCAGGGGAGTCGGGCCCTCGAGAGCAGGATCGGCATACCAGGAGGAGGGCGGGAGGACAGGGGCCTCGATGGCATGGCCTGACGCGATGATCGAGCCCTGCTCTCTGCGGGCGCGGATGCGCCCCTGGATGGACTCTGCCCATCGGCGACCGGGATCGCCTCCCCAGAGGGCCCATGCGATCCTGCCTGCTGAGGGGAATCCGTCCTCTCCGGGGCTCCATCCCTCGCCCTGCTGATCAATCTCATGGCGGGCGAAGTAGGAGACCATCCTGTCGATCGTCTCAGGGGAGAGGTTCTTGCCGTTGGAGATGTCCCGGGCGCGAGCGACTCCCACCTCGGTGCCTCCGCGCCCATACTCCTGCCTCCAGGCGAGGCCTCGCTCAGCCTCCTCGCGTGCGCCCTGAGGCGGGGAGAGATCGATGTCGTCGATCGAGGCGAGGCGATCAATCCATCCTGAGGCGGTGTCCTCGGTCAGCAGGCTCGCAGTCATTGCGGGCAGGGACTCGATGTAGGCCTCCTGGAACGCCGGGAACGGGACGACTGTCGCGCCCATGATCCGGGCAGAGGTGATCCGCATCTTCATCTCCTCACCAGGCATGACGGTGGTGCCATCCTCCTCGACGACAGCCTCAGAGGCGGTCGAGGGGATCAGCACCTCGTACTCCATGCCATCGAGATCGACTGAGACTCCGCGCAGGTCGCCCCTGCCGATGAGGCTCTGCAGCCTGCGAACATCATCGTCCTCAGAGGGGATCCATCGCCCGAGAGCCCTGATCTCACGCCCCTCGCGCTCGATCTCGAGGATCGAGCCGATCAGCACCGCGTCCATGTGGCCCTCGGTCGTCCGATCAGTCGCCATCAGGGGCAGGGGCAGATCGCGCCATCCGAGGGCCCCCTCGTCGATGTATCGCCCATCTCCTGTCCAGACTCCCTCGATGACGAGCATCGCCCGGAAGTCGTAGGAGGCATCCTGGGGCATCTCCTCCTCGGGCTCCATGCCCTCGCAATCCTCGTCCTTGATCTCGATGTCGATGAGGGCCATCTCGCCCTCGTCCTCCATGTCCTCGATCTCGTCGGCCTCCTCGGCCTCGCCGATCTCCTCGGCCTCGACGACATCCAGGATCGCGGGCTCTGCAGTCGGGATGTCGAGGCTGAGATACATCTCCCGGGCAGAGTCGTCATTCTCGATCGCGAGCCTGACATCGCGCTCCTCGAGGAGCATCTCGGCGACAGCCCGCTTGTGCTCCAGGACTCCGACATCCTCCCCGGAGCGCAGGAACATGCGATGAGGGCGCAGGCCTGCCTCAGTCAGCAGAGCCTCAGTCGCGTCCCGGTCAGCCTCGAGCCTGCCTGAGACGATGTTGATCTCGCCCTCGAGCCCATTGACAGCCATGATGCGCGACTCGATTGGGGCTCCCTCATCGTCAAGGAGCGTGCCATCAATGTCGATGATGTAGGCGTAGGGATCGCCTGCAGCCATCGTCTGCTCCTCGACAGGGACGATCTGCAGGCGGAACCGCGGGGAGGCGAGGGAGGCCTGCGCTGAGGCCCCCTTGATCTGCCTCTCCAGGGAGGCGCAGTAGGCAGAGGGATTGGACTTGTCGCCGTTCTTGGCAACACAATCGTCAAATGAGGAGTAGGGGCCGAAGGGCATGAGCGGGAGTGTATCCCATGCTCTGCCCTGGCGCATCTCTATCGCCGGAGATGTCTCCCTGATCGCGAGCGAGGAGGGGGCAGATGGCGAGCGACGAGGGCGAGCACGACGACAGCCCCGATGACTGCGCCGATGATGCCCATTGCAGCCCCGTAGAGCAGGAGGGCCCCGTCTGTGACCTGATGCGTCATCGTGCGCTCCTCATCGTCGTCTCGTACTCAGCCCAACAGCCTCCACGATGGGAGGGATGCGAGGGATGGTCGCCTGCGATCGCTCGGCGAGATGTCTCCCGGTAGACCGCGACAGCCTCCTCGAGGGCCATGCGACAGCCTCTGCAGGCATCGCCATGAGCAGTCAGTTCATGCATCTCGTGCCTCACGAGCGTCCTCCGAATCCCTCTGTGATGGCGCGGAGCAGTTCCTCAGGGGAGTCGTCCTGATGATCCTGCTCGTAGCAGGCGAGGCAGATACCTCCAGGAAACAAGGCGAGGGAGTCTGTGGGGGCCTCGCATCGTGAGCAGGGCTGTGCGCTCATGAGCGGGCCTCCTGTGCTGTGGTATCTATGTTGTGGCGAGAGGCAATCTCGAGCATCCTCTGCGTTGATGCTTTGCGCTTCAGGTCAATCGCCTGCTGCAGGGCCTCGTGGACCAGAGCCTCCACCTGCGAGAACGACTCATCTCCATCCATCAGGGATGATGCACGATCATGCGCATCGGCGAGTGCCCTGACGAGCATCTCAATCTTCTTGGGCGTAGTGGTACTCATCGTGCCACCTCCTCCTCTGCGCATCCCGCGCACCACACCATCGGCTCTGCCATCCATGAGGTGCCCATGCGACGAGTCGGATGCTCTGCCATCGCCCCGTGGGTCTCGCAAGTCGTCGTCCATACTCCACCGTTGTTCACGAGGAGGATGGTCGCTCCTGTTTTCCTGTTCTCCCGGGTCTCGATGACCTGCGGATCGGGGAGGATGACCTTCTGCCCCGTAGCGTGATTCTGCCGAATCTTGATGACTCGCGGTTCCATTGGATGTTTCCCTTTCCTCGAGGTGCGTCCTCGATGAGAGAATCATGCCCGACTCAGGTCGGCATGTCAAATCATCGGAAAAGGCTCAGACAGGCGCATCCACAGCCAACAGCCCCGGGGATGCCCCGCCCGGGGAGGAGGAGGACGCGGGCGGGGGCATCCAGGGGGCCTGAGCCCGAGGAGATGCTACTCGCTCAGCCTGAGGATGTCTGACTGCCCTGCGCTCGGATCAACTACGACGACATCATCCTGCCCGACGATCGTGCCGTTGGGGCGACGATCTCCGACATACAGAGCCTCGTAGTGGCATCGGCAGTTTACGACCTGCGACGCAGGAGCCCCTGCTGCATGCGGGATCATCATCTGCACTCCCCCGACAGAGAACGGCTCCGCGAACGCCCTCACCTGATTGTTCGCATCAACATGATCAGGGCGAGGCGATGTCCTCGACTGCATCGAGGCGACCCACACCTTCTCGACAGGCCCATACTCGCCGAGGGCGAGATCGCCGTCGAAGTCACCGTTGATGTATGCAGCGTTTACCTCGGTGCGGGCGATGACATCGGCTCGGTAGCCTGCGAAGCGGTCGCTAACCTCGCGCAGTTGCGCTGCGAGTTTGTCCCGGCTGAGGCCCTGCTCGATCGCTCGCGTCGCGGTGCGGGAGACATCTGTCCAGATTGTCTGCCCGACATCAAGCATCCTGTTGCTCGCCCGGGCCATGTAGTCGATCGCCTGAGTGTTGATGACCTGCGTCCATGCCTGAGCGACAGCCTCAGGGATGACGGCGTATCCCTCTGCGACGGTGAACGCCGAGATGCCTCCCTCGAGATAGGTCTCCTCGATGTCGGGCACGATCTCAGGGATGACGAGCCTCCACAGGGGGATGATGTCGTCGATGATGGACAGGTCGCCTGCTGCAGTCAGCGCGGTGTCCTCGATGGACTCGATGAACTGCCCGAACACTTGGGAGACGATTCGGGACAGGGCCCTCTCGATCCGGCGGGCGAGCCTCTGTGCTCGAGCCTCGAGCCAGTCGTCGAGGGCCTCCGCGTCGCGGGGATTAGGCGGTGCCGAGGGCGAGGGAGAGGCGGGCATACGAGTGCTCCTGCTGCGCTGCGAGCAGGGCTCGCGTGTAGGTCTCGAGGCTGTCGATCAGGCTGTCGGAGTCAGCCCCATACCGCTCTGCGATCTCGGGGACAAGGCTCCAGGCCCCATCGAGCAGGGAGGCGAAGTCTGAGTGCGCTGATGCGTCGATGATGGTATGGATGGAGCAGGGATCGCCGACCTGGACTGAGGCTGCGCCTCCGGGCTGTCCCTTGCCTGCAGCAGAGCGCAGACGCGATCCTGCCCGCTCCAGGGCTCGCCGGATGATGACATCGCAGGCTGCAGTCAGGGCTGAGGCGGTGACCTGAGGCTCAGGAGGCCCCTGAGTCTCCGGCTGAGAGACAGGGAGGGCAGGCATCAGAGCCTCGTCGGGCATGTCGAGATTAACTGCGAGATCTGCGCCGATTAGGCCGAGATCCTCGAGCAGAGGCGACGCGAGCGCAGGCACGCCCCGGATGATCGAGAGGAGTATCTGCTCCCTGCGCTCCTCGTCGCTCGGGAGATCCTCGACGGAGAGGCCCATCTCTCGGAGGAGGGCCTCGCGGGAGAGGGCGTTCCGATCGTATGCAGCCACAGCGTTGGCGGAGCGATCCGGGCGGGTTCGCAGGTCAGAAGTGTCGTACCAGACGAGGACATCAGAGGGATCGAAGCCCTCTGCGATCAGGGCAGGGACGAGGAAGCCCATCGTTAGGGCATGGGCGACAGTCTCGGTCAGGGGCTCGACATGGAGCGTGATGGCCTCCTCTGCGACCTGCCATGCCCCCCAATGATTCATCCCTCCGGTGCCTGTGAGGATCTCCGGCGGGATGTCGAGGCCAAGAGCGAGACGGCGGATGGCGTTGTCGAGCAGATCGCGGGCGCGATCATCGAACGGCGTTGCGAATGTCAGGTGCTTGACCTGCCCGACGAGTTCCCCAGGCATCTTTACGACGAGCGGGACGACTGAGGCTGCAGAGCCTCGGTCGATGAGGGGGACTGTCATCGTCTCGATCAGCGTCTCGACGAAGTTGTCCTCCGGCGCGGTGATGTCCTCATCATCAGGATCGACTCCTGTCGAGGACTGAGGGCCCTGCCCCGGGGGGAACACAGCCTCTGAGGGGATGGCAAGGAGGCCTGCCCCGGCGAGCCTGCTCTGCGCTGTCGCCTGGATGTGGCGTTCGAGCAGGTCGATCTCGCGGAGGACTGAGAGCGTGCCTCTGACCGGGGAGTCGCTCTCCCATGATCTGCGAGGATGCCTGCGCCATACCTTCACGACGACTGCGTTCGGATGCACCTCGCGCCACTCAGTCTCTGAGACGCGAACCTCGATCTGACCTGCCGGAGAGCGTCTGATCTCGTCAGAGGAGAGGACAGTCCAGGAAGTGAACTCATCGGAGATCGGATCATCGAGGGGAGGCTCGACGACGAGCCATCCGACTCCGACGACAGAGAGGTGCGTGCCAAACGAGCCGAGCATCTGCCCCTGCCCTGCAGGCCCGTGGGCGATCATGGAGACAATCTCTGCTGCGCGACGATGCACAGGCAGGATGTCAGGATCGTCGAGGCTGATCGGGACAGGCTCGTCTCCTGCTGCGAGAGGGGCGCGGGCTGCGACGAGGTTCACGCGGGACATCGCATTGCTGATCCAGTTGATCCCGAACCGCAGTTCGCCGATGCAGTCGTAGTAATCCCAGGCTGTCCTCTGCCACTCCTTGTTCTGAGTGACAGAGGACTGCGCCACTCGGGCGTTTGGCGCGGAGATGATCTGCGCTGCTGCGACGAGGGAGTTCGGCTGAGGGGATCGAGATCGGCGACGGCGGTCGGGCACGCTGAGAGCGTACAGGACTGATGAGCCCAGTTGATGCTACCTCAGAGCGTCTGCCTCATCCCCCGCGGTCGTAGAGCCTGCGAACCTCGTGCCACATCTGAGAGTGCTCCGGATCATCCTGAGCCTCTGCTGTCTGATGCCTGTCTGCGAGGGAGCCCGGGACTGCCTCCCTCTCGAGATGCGCTGAGAGGCATCCGAGGTATCCGATCGCATCGACGAGCGAGTCGCGATGGAGCGTCCCCTGCGAGAGGTTGGTGCGCAGGCGGGCCATCTTGACTGCGATCATGAACATCAGGGCCTGATCAACGGTGAGGCGGATGCCTGTCAGAGCCTCGAAGATGTCTGTCACCTTCCGGTAGTCGTCGCTCGGATGGCTGTAGGCGGTCTGCCTCGGGCCTGTGATCAGGCCATACGCCTCGAGGACTGCCTCAGCCCCAGGGATGCTCTCGCTCATGCTCTCTCCTCGATCTCGACGCTCGTCCACCAGAGCCTGCCCCAGACGAGGCAGGGATGCGTCCCGAGCCTCGTCGCGAGCCTGTCTGCCCGATAGGCAGAGACGAGATACCGCTCGTCCCTGCGCCATTTGCCGACTGTTTTCCTGCCGATCCCGAGGGCTCCTGCGATCGCGTCATCCTCGCTCTCAGGATCGAAGTAGCGCAGCAGGGCCCGGGCATCAAAGATGCGGGGCTCTGCCCTGCTCGGGCGATCAACTGCGACTCTCATGCATCTCCTCCTCGTCAGGGGCAAGTCGCCACCAGTCATCGCCCCACACCTCGCAGGGATGGGCTCCGATGCGAGTCGCGAGATCGTCAGCGCGGTAGTCGTTGAGCAGGTTGTCGTGCTCCTGTCGCCACTCGCCGATGAGTCGCCTGCCGACTCCCAGGGCCTCGCCGATTGTGATGTCTGTCGCCTCGGGATCGAAGAACCTGAGGAGGGCTCGAGCGTCGTAGCGGGCAGGGAGGCCCCTGCGCCTGATGCCCTGCCTGCGCTCCTGTCTCCTGATGCTGAATGCCTCTCGGCAGTCGTCGCATCTGCATCCGCGGTGGTAGAGCGTCTCGGTGCCATGACGGAGCCCGGGCCTCATGCGTCGTCCTCCTCGCGATCGGCGAGATTTGCCTCATCCCATCCTGCAAGCCATCCCTGGAGGAACGGCTCTGCTGCGCCGACCGGGCGACCTGTGATCGACCCGCCGAGCAGGGCGAGCGTCGCCGAGGCATCGAGGGCAGGGGCCCGAGGGAGGCCCTGTGCGCAGGCCTGCGCCCCCTGGGCGTATCCCTCCTCGAAGGTCAGCCCCGCGCTCACTCGTGGCTCCCGTGGCATCCGAGGGAGTGGGGGCCATCGCTGATGCACTCGAGGCGCACGACGCAGACGCAGGCGACGCTGATGCATGCCTTGCAGTGGATGCCCCTCTGCGGGTTGAAGGCCCGGATGCGCTCGGCGCGATCCCTGCCCTCATCAGTCAGGATGAAGTCCTTCTGATCGAAGCGGTACTCGATGAGGCCGTGGGTGATCAGAGTCAGGAGAGCCTCCTCGACTGCTGATTTATTGGCGCGGGCATGGAGATCCTCTGCGGTGACTGGCCCCTCGAGCGTCGCCGTGTAGGTGAGGATTTTCCTCTGGAGTGTTGTGAGCCGAGGCTCGGTTGCTGTGGTCATTGTTTCCCTTTCCTCTGAGGCCGGATGGCCTCGAGACCTGTGCTGCGAGCCTGATGAGGCCCCCAGGATGCCCGACTCTAGTCGGAGTGCAGGCAGATTGCGAGCGTCAGTCGTTCATCTCGAGCGCGATCACGCGGTCGATCCAGTCATCGACGCGAGGCGGGTCGTAGACCCACTCGCGGAGGGCATCTGAGAGGAGGCGTATCTCGCTCCATCCGAGCCTGCCCCCGCGGTAGCAGGGCTCGCCGAGGTGCTCGTCCGACCATCCGACGAGATCGAGCAGGCACGAGAACGGGCCCTCCCCCGGATGATAGTTGAGACTCCACTCGTAGAGAGCCTGCGTCGCCTCGACTCTCTCGTCCCTCTCCTCGAGGAACTCCCATACAGTCATGCTGCTCATCTCATCTCTCCTCTGCTCAGGGATGCCGGATGAGGCTCATCCGCGACCATCCACTCTGCGCTCTCCATGTCTGCCTCGCACTCCTGACAGGAGTCTCCTCCTGAGAGCGATCGAGGCATGCCTCCCTGCATCTCGTCTGTGAACTCGATCCATCCGCAGGATGGGCAGGAGCGAGTCCACATCAGGTCGAGCCCGCTCTGCGGGATCGTGACAGTCAGCGTCAGATCGTGAATGGCAATCTCCTGCCCCTCGCGGTAGGCCCTGATGGTGCGTCCTGTCCTCAGGTCAATGACCTGAGCCTCGTTGGCCTCAGCGTTCGAGGCTTTGAGAGCCCAGGCCTCAGCAGAGGCGATGCTCCTCTCTGTGCCTGTCAGGAGCCACGGCTCTGAGGGGCGACCTAGCACGACGAAGTATCTCGCTCTGCTCATCAGAACCACTCCATTCGCTCATCGTCTCGGGCGATGTATCCCCAAGCGACAGGATGAGCCCCATCGAGAGGATCATCCTGGTACTCAGTCGCCTCTCCCACGCCGTATGACGACTCAGGATCAACGAGGGCGAGATGACGCTTGAGCCAACGCTGCGCCTCAGCCCGGGTTGCGACGCTCGCAGAGCGAGTGATGGTGAACTCCTCATCCAATCGTGCGTTGGAATGCTCGCGGATGCGAACGGTGATTGTACGCCCTCTCATGCTCCTCCTCCCATGCTGACGAGCGCATCTCTGTGCATCAGGGCCTGCTCTGCCTGCAGTTCCTCAGGAGTCCAGGCTGCCCCGTACTCGTCGCCGACGATTTCGTAGCATGTCTTGCAGGCGATGCCATCAGTCGTCCCGGTTGCGAGAGCCTCGCAGCAGGGCGTGACAGGGTAGAGCATGCCCTCTGCCTCGATGAGGCGCATCCCGTGGATTATCATGACGCATCCTCCTCAGGCCTCGTCACAGTCAGGTAGGACTTATGAAAGAACTGCCTGTTGGGCGTGATGATCTCCACCTCGTAGCCTGCGTCTGCGAGGACGACCGAGGCAAGGAGAAGGGCAGCGTCGGCATTTGGCATGCCATGACCTCGCGAGAAGTAGACATTGACCTGCTTCACAGGGCCTCCTGCTCGGTCACGATACTGCCTGCAGGAGAAGCCCCCCTCGTACATGGAGCCTGCCTCGCATCGCAGACCTGCTCGCTTGAGCCTCGCTGTGAGTGCCTGCGAGGAGAGGTTGATGTTCGCAGTCGTGCTCATCACTTCTTCCTCCCCGGCTTGGTGGCGAGCCTGCCGTTGGCGACTCCCCACTCGATGGCCTCAGCCCTCTGCACCATGATGGCATCCACCATCGTCATGCCCTGCTCCATCAGTTCCTGCACTCGCTCTGTAGCGTTCCTCAGGGGCTTGTTGATGTCCATGTTTTCCTCTCTCTGCGTCAGGCGATCCCTGACAGAGAGAATCATGCCCGACCTGAGTCGGCAGGTCAAGTCATGTTGTAAACGCTGTTTCTAGGCGCAGAGAGGCTGAATCAGCGGTCGAGCCTGCGCTCTGCGAGAGACATCAGCCCTGTGAGGGCAGAGAAAGCCAGGAGCGACAGCCCCCATCTGACGAGAGGGGCATCAGGGGCGACGACGAGGAGCAGAGCAGGCCACGGCGCGATCCAGATCGAGAGGCACCAGTCGCAGGTAACGAGATACCCTGCTGTCGCTGATCGCGTCTCAATCCACGAGCGCAGAGGCTCGGTGATCCTGTCAGCAGTCATCAGTCGAGTCAGCCTGTATGTCGCGAGTGCGCCAATCAGCATCCACAGCGGGCTCATCATCTCTCCTCCGTCCATCGTCGTGCGTTCCTAGCGTACACGAATCCGTACAGGAACGCAGAGGCGATGAAGCCTCCCTGCCCGGTCGTCAGCCCATAGGTCAGCCACAGGCCCTGCCCTGCGAGGCCGACATACCATGCCCACCACACTCTGCGCCCTGCGAGCAGGAGACCTGTCGCTCCCCAGGCAGTCAGGATCCACGACCACGCCTCCATCAGATGCGCCTCGAGACTGCTGAGGCGACAGAGGCCCGCTGCACAGGTCGGGGAGGGAGCAGGCTGTTGATCGCATGCACGAGGGCATCCATGCGATCAGGAGAGCGAGACTCGCCCGGGACATAGGTCGTCATTTGCGCCTCGAGCATCGGGAAGAATCCGGCGTGATGGACGAGCCTGCGCTCATACATGGCAGAGACAGGCTCTGCTCGTGCTCCCTTTGAGATGCGGGCTGTGATCTTGTCGATCCTGAGCGTCGGATCAACTGCATGGATGGTCGCCCTTACCATGTCGCCTCCCTGATTGGACTCGACGACGATGCGCTCTGCTCGCCACTTCCGGGCGACGGAGGCGACGCGGGCTCCCCACTCCTCGGGCCTGCCTGCTGTGGAGGCATCCTCGAGGACGATCGCCCGGTCGATGCCTGCCTGCCCGTTCACAGGGGCCATCGCGACGACGATCCCGCACTCAGCAGTCTCTCCTGGGGGATCGACGGCGACGATGGTGCGCCAGGGCCTGCGGTCGAGCGTCGCAGGGATGCCGTTGTCTGCCTGCCATCCGTTGATCGCTCGCAGAGGATGGGCAGGCTCGAGCCCTGCGAGCCTCGTGCGGTCGATCATCGCCTCTGTCCAGAGGGCCCCCTCGACATCCTCGAGGAACTCGGCGTAGAGTTCCTGCCTCCCGAGGCGGGTGCCCTCATACCGGGAGAGGATGTCGTCGATGAATCCGCGGGCGAGGTTGGAGGCGTTGTCGTAGGTTGATCCTGTCGTCGTGATGGTATCTGGGCGGGCTGCGAGATCGCGGAGCCATCTCACAGGCTTGGGCGTGCCTGTAATCATCGTCCAGGGGGCATCGCCGAGGCGCAGGCCGAACAGGAGGTTGTCGAGCGAGGCCTGCCCGAGGGGCATCGAGGCAGGCTCGTCGATCCATGCCCATCCATGCTGAGGGCCTCGCAGACGCTCCGGCTCCTCAGCAGAGTAGGCATACGCCCTCGCCCCGTTGTGGAATGTCACGCGACGCTTGGAGGGCTCATACTCGGGCCTCTGATCCGGGGGGAACACAGAGAGGAGACCGGACTCGCCCTCGATCATGACATCGCGGACATCGGAGGCTGTCGGAGCGACGAGCGCGATCCTCGAGACTGTCTCGATCATGGAGCGGGTCGCCTCGGCTCCTGCCCGGGTCTTGCCTGAGCCTCGCCCTGCTCGGAACAGCCAGATGCGGTACCGCGTGCCCATCTCCTCCGGGATGCGCTGCACAGGTCGGCTCCAGAACTGCCAGTCGTAGAGCAGGCTCTCAGCCTCCTGCTCATCGAGGGAGTCCAGGAGGGGCTCCCACTCGCCTCCCAGGGCGATGACCTGCTGAGGAGACATGGCCCTGAGATCAGGGGCCTGCGTCACGATGAGCCTGCTCGTCTCCTGATCGCGACTGACCGCTCTGCTGTCAGGTCGGAGAATCTGCGCCCTGAGAGCCTCCTGCGAAACGCAGGGATGTTGTTGGCAGGGATGCCGATCAGCCGGGATGGGGCTGCGACTGCGAGCAGATCGGAGGCTGTCTGCGAGTAGAAGCCTGCCTTCTTGATCGCCTCCTCGTCAGGGAAAACATCCGCGAAGCGGTCAGCCTGCTCATCGATCAGGTGATCCTCCAGGCCCCCGGTCGAGAACAGATACCGGAAGTTGGGCACCTGATCGACTCGGGGCTCTGCCCGGAACAGGCTGATCTCTTTCGTGTAGGCATAGAACAGGACATCAGGAGTCGCCTCCGCGATCCTCAGCCATGCCTGCAGATAGGGGGCAGAGAAGAAGTCGCCTGAGTCATGGATGCGCACCGCTGCGCCCCCAGTCTGAGCCCATGCCTGCATCCAGGGATCGCCCTGGATCGGCAGGTCTCGAGGCTCCCCGGTCGGGCGGAACCGTCGAGCCTGCAACTCTGCGATCAGGGCCTGCTCCCATCCCTCAGGATCGTCGAGGAACATCAGGAGGTTCCGAGTGTGCGACGCGAGGACAGCAGGGAAGCGGTAGGTGCCGTTCCGGGCGTAGCAGACCTGTGCGCAGGGCCCTGCATGAGGACAGGTCATGAATCGGCTCCCATCAGGGAGCGTGACATGCCATGCCGGGATCGAGAAGTTCCAGACGCGATCCCTCCTCAGTTCAGCGTTCTGCCTCAGGATCGTCACAGGGCCTCTCGTCTCTCCTCGATGATCTCAGCATCCTCGATCGGGGCCCCGAGCCTCTCCAGGGCGACTCTCTGAGCAGTCTCGAACTTGGCCCGGAGAGCGTCCTTGCTCGAGACATCGACGCGGATGGGCCCTCCCTCGGCTCCTGTCACCTCGTAGGTCTCGTGCCTGCCCCACTTGCGAGGGTTGGTGCGCTCGAGATACCAGGCTGCAGCCTGCCATGTCCCCTCCTGCGCTGCCCTCTGGATGATGTGGATGTTCCTGAGGGATGCGTCTGCCCGGGCCTTTTCTACCGCCTCCATGAACTCTAGGCAGAGGGCCTCGCGGTCAGTCAGGGGCTCCCCTGCGTCGGATCGCTCTCTCGCCTGCCTGCCTGTCGCCATCCAGAGGTGGAGCGTCGATGGCCCAATCCCTGCTGTCGAGGCTGCGTCGTCGAGATACGCCCCGACTCCGACTGCGGTGACAATGGCCTCCTGCACCTCAGGCGTGAGGAGCGTGCGCCTCCCGATCGGGGCGCGAGGGCGAGGAGAGTCCTCTGCGGTCATGGGCAGGAGTGTAGTCGGCTCTAGGCACCGACATTCCAGAACAGGGCCCCGGGGGATGCCTGCTCGCGGATGAACCGCCATGCCTTAGCGTCGTAGTTGGCTGAGGAGGGAAACGGAGGGAGAATCTCGGCCTGCTCTGAGAATGTCTCCGGGGCGAGATGGAGGCGGGCGAGGCCGACGCTCGGCTCGAATCCGATCCTGACTGCGTTCACAGTCGCGGAGGGCTTGGCCTGCTGCAGGCATCGGGAGAGGAGCCCTGAGCCTGCGACGCACCAGATCTCCTGGACATCGATGGGGGCGAGAGCCTCCGCGATCTCGGCTGTCAGCATCCTCTCGAACTCGGGAGTCGAGAACCCCAGGGGGAAGAAGTATGAGCCTGTTTCCTGGCAGAACGCCCGGGCTCGGGCCTGCACGACATTGAGCCTGCCATGCCTGACCTGTCTGATCTCGCAGCCTGCCTCCTGCGCCCGGATCGTGTTGGGATGCAGCATCTTGCGCTCTGCGACGAAGTAGGTCGCGCCGAGGCCTGTCTCCTGGGCTGAGAACGCGAGGGCCAACTGGGCGTATCCCTCTGCAGGGCCTCCGAACACGAACCTGCGGTATCCCTGCTCTGCGAGCATCTCCATCAGGGGGGCGAGAATCCTCTGCTTCGATCCTCCGGGGATCAGGTCGTCTCTGACGACGCGGATGCCCTCATGCTCGGTGATCGTGACTGGGTATCTCATGGATGGGCCTGCTCGATCCTCTCCGCGAGGGCCTGATCGACGATGCAGTCCACGACGAGATGGATGCGGTCGAATCCTGAGGGATTCTCAGCCATGTGGGGCTTCCTGACATCGAGATACCACCATGATCCGGGGGCCATGTGGAGAGTCGTCGGCTGATCATCGATGCTCCAGGTGGTGAACCGGACGCTCTCGTGCGTGATCAGGGGGAGATGCAGGCGGGCGATCGCGCCCAGGCGAGTCCCTGCAGAGCGATCCGTGATGTCGGCATGCCGGGACAGTTCTCCTCCGGTTGTGAGGCGCATCAGGCGGGCTCGCTCGATTCCGCATCCGAGGGAGCCGAGGAGGGCCCTCGCTCCGGGGAGAGAGTCGAGGAGGGGAGTGTCTGCGATCTCCCAGGACAGCCTCTCAGGATGCTCCTGCTGATACCGCCTGCTCATCTCAGCAGGCTTCTCGATGAACGCCGGGTCGCCTCCGAATGAGCGCAGGGCGACCGCGTGCCATGACTGACGCTTGTTGTAGGAGGAGTAGTGATCAATCCAGAGGCTCTCGACGATGGAGGGCCATCCGGCTGCGAGGGCGAGATGCCCCTCATCAACAGGGATCGCGAGCGGAGCGATCCCGACGAAATCCCTGCGGGGCAGGGGCAGGGAGACAGTCGATGCGCCCCGGCTCCTGAGGGCGAGCACCTCTGAGGAGGCCCTGATGAGCGTCCCGCTCCTCTCCAGGCCGAGCAGGGCTGATGCCTCGATCTCCTCAGGATGATCTGCCCAGGATCGCCAGATGACAGGGGCTCCCTGAGCGAGGCTCTCGATCGCGGAGGAAATGCCGAGGGCTGTGCCTGCGACTCGCTCGATGGAGAGAGCCCCGGGGGGCATCTCGAGGGCGGGCTCGCCCCGGAAGTCTGAGACTGTCTGCCTGCTCCTGAGCCATCTGAACGCGACTGCTGCGTCGGGAGTCTCGAGGAGACGCTCCTCTGCGATCCATCCCGCGACGATGTTCTCCTTGATCTTGGAGAACGCCCCGAGGCATCGGGGGCCATCATGGGCCTGGAATCTGCGGGAAACTGCCCGGAGACGCTCGAGGGGGATGCCCCTCTGCCATGACTTGCCGACTGCTGTCGGCTCCCCTATTGTCTCCTCCATGAGATCACCGTCCTCGGTCAGGTTCACAGCGTACTACAAGGTGCAGACATGGGAGGCTCGCAGCCTCGCATGGAAGGACATCCAGAGGGCGCATGAGAGCGAGGAGGAGGCTGTCGCCTCTGCTCCTGCAGGCGAGCGCGGAGTCGCATGGCGCATCATGGAGATTACGCCTGCAGGTCGTCGCCCTCTGCCGTAGCCTCCTCAGGCAGGAAAACCTCCACCTCTCCGCAGGCCTGCGATGCACGCTTGCCATCGCCCTTGACGAACACGAGAACATTCTGATGCGTTTTCCCGACCTTGCGCCCTGAGGAGAACATCCTGCCTGCCCTGACAGGCAGGGAGCCTGCAGGCGTGACGAGGATCGCCTCGTTGTAGTAGTGACATCCTGCGTCTGTGAACGCCCTGACTGTCTCCCCGATGAGGTTCCTGTAGTTGCCTTTGCGGTCACGAACCTCGCCGACGACGAAGCAGGCGAAGCGATCGTCTGCGAGATGGGCGACCGAGGCCCGGATGATCTCGCGGTAGGCCTCGAGGAAGTCCTCCCACTCCATGTTGGAGATGTCAGCAGGATGCTCTGAGTAAACCTCGAGATCAGCGTAGGGCGGGCAGGAGAACACGAGATCGATGGAGGGATGAGCGACTGTCGGCAGGATCTCGCGGGAGTCTCCTGCAAGCCACTCGACGCTGACCTGCTCTGCCCTCTCAGCCGACCTGATGGCCTGCCACTGCTGACGGTTGCTCTCGACCTGCTCGGGCCTGAGATCGATGCCGACATACGACCTGCCTGTCAGGCCTGCGACGACTCCCCTGACCGAGCCCCCGGCGAACGGGTCGAGGACGGTGCCTCCCAGGGGGGAGAACCACCTGTAGACGAGTTCGCACAGGACAGGATCAAAGATGGATGTCCCTCCCCGAGAGAGCGTGGCTGCGCCCTCAGGGATGACGAGATGATCGCGCTCAAACTCCTCGTTGGACAGTTTCCTGCCTGTCTGCGCCTCTGCCTGATTCTTCTGCTCGTAGTAGGTCGGGATGCGCCCCGACAGGGAGGGGATGGTGAGGGGCTGAGGCTTCTTGCCTGCATAGAAAGTGTCGAGGACGAACTCGCTCACGCCTGCGAGGTTGTCTGCACGCCCCTGCTCACTCTGGATGCCTGTCATCAGCCACCTGCGCTTCCTCTCTCGCCAGGGGCCTGAGCGTGCGTCAAGCACCGAGAACGGCGGGAAGATGAAGCGGTCTGCGAGCGTCGGCTTCTGCTCGACTGCGATCTCCCGGGTCTCGACGATGGGATCGGACGAGGGCTGAGGGGCAGGAGGGACGAGGGAGGAGATGTCCCCGATCGCGACAGGCTGATACCCGGTCGCCTCGTAGAGAGCAGGATCGATGGATACCTCCTGCAGCAGGTCGCGAAGAGCGTCGTAGTCGTATGATCCCAACTGACCTGTGCGATTGTCTGCCAGGGCGTAGGCCTTGGCTGTCCGGTCGTCATCCTCGACATACACGACAGCGATCTCTGCCCATCCGAGGAGGCGAGCAGCCTCAAGTTGATGATTGCCTGCGATGACGGTGCCATCCCTCAGGGCGACGATGGGCTTCCTCTGCCCGAACTGCTCGTAGGAGCGCATCACAGCCCGGACATCGCCTCTCCGCGGATTGCCATCGAGGGAGTGCAGGCTAGAGATGGGGCGGGCGAGCGGTTTGAGATCGTCTGCGATCATGGAGTCCTCCTGGATGTCAGCAGGCAGTCTACGCCTGCTCTGCGCCCTCATCAGGATCCCAGACATGGGCGCAGGCCTGCATCCAGGCGAGGCCTGTCGAGATCGGGACTCGCATGAGGCCTCCTGTCGCGCGAGGCGTGCCTACGACCTGATGGACGATGGCTGTGAGGGGAGCACCGCAGTCAGGGCACTCATCTGACAGCAGATACGGCAGGGATCTGCTCATCTGAGGATCTCTGCGATCGCCTGCAGATCAGAGGGCCTCCAGAGATACACCTCGACTCGGCCTGACTGCTCGAGGGCTGTCAGCCATGTCTGCTGATCCTCTGAGGCCCTGCCTCGCTCCGACTTGATCTCTGCGAGCACGACTCGATCTCCTCTGACTGCGATGTAGTCAGGGAATCCCCGCGTGCCTCTGAACGCTGTCGCCCATCCGCCGGAGGGCCTCCTCGCAGGCTCGTCGTGCTTCCACAGCCATCCTCTGAAGTCCAGGATCATCTCGACCTGTTTCGCGAAGTCCCTCTCGAGAGTCACGAGGAGATGCTACTTGCGCGATGCCTGCTCCTCGAGAGGCTCCCAGGCTCCGTCGATCATGATCTCTGCCTCGATGCGAGGACGAGCGTCCTCTGCCGACTGCCACAGATGAACTCTGATCTGCCTGCCCTCGGGATCGAGGAACCTCGCGATCTGCCAGAGGACGAGCATCACCGGGGGCGCAGCGGGACGATCAGATCGAGCGATGAGAGAGCCTGCTCCTGCTCCTCCTCCGAGTCGGGATCGAGGTAGACGGCGATGAGCGTCTGCAGGGCGGTGATGTCCCTGCTGAGCCTCGCTACCTCCTCCTGGAGATGCTCGATCAGGAGTGCGCTCTCGTAGTGCGGATGCTCATGGGGCCTCCACTCGCCTGTCATCTGCATGCCTCCTTAGCCTGATCGTAGACCGCGAAGTATGCCCTCCGGTCGGTGGCTCTGAGATGAGCGAGGGCGAGAGCCTGCGCTCTGCGCTGCACTCGGGCGTTGCGCCTCGCCTGCTCCCTTCCTTTGGCTGTGCTCCTGTAGCGGGCCTGCGCCTCGCGATTCGCCTCTCGGCATGTCTCGCATCTGCATCCTGCGACATACGCAGACTGTCGTCCGTGGATCATGTCTCCTCCTCAGCCGGGACTCTAGTCGGCAGGTGGGCTCACGCCCCAGGGGCCCCATCCCCATCCTCTGAGCCTCACCTCTGTCAGATAGATCGACCGGACAGCCTCGAGATGCGTCTCCCATCCGAGCAGATCCTGCGGAGAGTACAGGATGGCTGCGTCACGGAGATACTGCGTCCACTCGGGCCCGATGAGCGTGTATCCCCTCAGGATGTCGCCATCAGGTCGCCTCTGTTTGGCGTTCTCTGTGCATCGCGATCTGCTCCATGCGATGCCCTCGAGGATGATGATCTCATCATCAGAGAAGCCGACTGATCGGGCCTGCTGCCAGAGCGCAGGGCATCGAGCATCCTCAGGCACCGGGGCAGTCGTCAGGCGGGTCGGATACAGCCACTCGACGGCTGATGGCAGGGCGACAGACTGCGCCCCCTCTGCTCTCGCTCTCGCGATCGCCTCTCGAGTGTCCCGATTGTGGGCGTATCTGCCGTTGGTCGGCAGGGATGCGTAGTCTCTGCCCTTCATGTATCGACAGTAGGCAGGCCTGACATGAGGGAGGACTGCGATGCGCGATCCATCCCAAAGGAACCCGCAGGGATCGCCCACGACCCGTTTGGCGCAGCCCCATGTCCAGTATCCATGCTCATCAGTCTCCCAGGCGTAGTCGATCGGGATGCCCTTGCTCCTCGCCATCGCAGGATCTCTCTGCAGGGGGATGGGGCCCCATCCGAGGAGCGCGGTGCGAGTCGCGATGATGATCTGCTCTGTCGGGCTCGCATCCTTTGGATGGTCGGCAAACTGCTCGCCTCCCATGCGCTCCCATCCCCCCATGCTCGACGAGGGAAACCTGCCAACTGTGAAGAAGCCAAGGCCTCCCCCATGCCTGCCCTCGTTCTGCCAGTTCTGACTCGTCTCGCATTGAGCGAGCCTGATCCAGTAGTCCATCGGCGGGGCCTCAGGCAGGGATGCGTAGGCTAGGAACTCAGCCTCTGTCGCCGAGGGCTCCCATGAGGGGAACACAGGCTGATCAGCCGGGAGGTTCAGCAGAGTCGCGTCATCTGTCATCGCCTCCTCTCGCGGGCTCAGAGCGTGCGCTGCAGTCGCAGCGACGATCATGGAGATGCTGAAGGCGATGAGAGAGCGTCTCAACAGTCTGCTTTCCTTTGTCGGCGATCCCCACAGCCCGAGATGTCTCGTGCCCTCCATCGGGGCGTGGCTGATCAGATCTGTCGGTCAGGGGATCAGGTCAGGCTATCACCGAGGGGCAGGGAGGGGGCACAGGGCTCTCTGTCTGCTCCAGAGCCCATCGAACCCATACATCAGGAGTCGTGCCCTCAGGAGCGCGATCTACTGATGAGGCGTAAACCCAAGATGCTAGAACCCATACGGCTCTGCGGTATCTGTCGCCTTCCTCGCGCTCGAGCGCAGCAGGGCCCTCATACGAGTCGCTCATCGCGATGCCTAGTGCCCGGGCAAGGCCTCGCCAATGGATCAACTCGCTCCTCGCAGCATCACGCTCCCTCTGCAGGGCCTCGATGCTCTGAGTCAGGTCTCTGATGACAGCATCCTGATCAGACATCAGATCCCTCGAGCATCTCAGCGTGCGAGAGAGCGCATCCTCGCGAGCAGTAGAGATGCATGCCGTACAGCGTCGTCTCCAGAGTGTGGAGGCGATAGGGCCTGCGCCATCGGGCATCCTCCCCCTCGGGGATGCCATCCCCGCACCAGGCGCATCGATGATCGCTGTCGTCTGCGATGAGCAGGGCAATCAGGAACGAGATGAGGAGAGCCCCCATGATTATCCACCACATCAGAGGGATGCCTCCTCGTCGCCATCGATGTCGTCTGAGTCGATCATCGACCACCCGATGTTGAGCAGTTCCTCCCGCAGTTGCTCATCAGAGATCGGATTGGTGATGCCTGCAGCCATCGCGCAGGCCTCGACTGCTGCGACGATCGCGTCCCCCTCGACCATCGTGTAGAGCCCCTGATCCCAGACTGACTCCCCCTCAGGGCTGAGATGATGCCGAGCGAGGGCGACAGTCGCTCTCCGCGAGCGAGTGCTCATCGCCTGAACGGTCAGGGCTGTGCCGATAGTCGGATCGACATCAGCCTGCTCGATGAGTTCGTCCCTGCTCGGCGCAGGATCATTGAGCCCTCGCTCCTGGATGTACGACTCGTCAATCCTGCCGAGGCAGACAGCCCCGGTCGCAGAGATGAGCAGGGCATCCATCGCGATCCTCGCCTCTCTAGACATCCTCAGGCCCGAGTCATCAAAGGGCTGCGCGAAGATGGTGCGGGCGTGCCCGATTGCGAACGATGTCGGGACGACTTCCCCGTCGCGATCATGGATGGCGACTGCTCCCTGCAGGAGAACCTCTGCGATGGTCTCGGGATCGACGATCATGCTCAGAGCCTACGCTCCTCCTCGAGGAGGAACTGGCAGTCGTCGCAGAGCGTTCCCCAGGGCTCGTCAGAGCCGAGAGAGCAGAGGCAGGAGGCGCAGCATCCGGCGAGGCAGTCGCCTCCTGCGCCTGGATCGTCGCAGTTGATGCACTCGCATGGGCTCATGTCTGGGCCTCATCGCAGGCGATGGCGAGATGCGTGCCGATGAACTCTGCGACATTGGATGTCACGCCGTTGCCGACCATCTTGTATCTAGTGCTGTCAGGGTTTGTCTTGCCATCAGCGCGAGGCAGAGTGTGATTGTCGGGCCATCCCTGCAGACGCTCGCACTCGATCGGCGTGAGTCTCCTGACGATGACTGATGGCGACAGCATGAGAGGAGCAGAGATGTTTGTGCTGTCATCCTCTGTGAGCACATGCGGGGCGTTGTCGCCTCCCTTGACCTGTGCGCGGAGCGTTGGCGCAGTCTCCTCGCTCCCAGGCATCCCCTGCCGGATCATCGTCCCTGGCTGAAACACGAACGGACGGATCTCAGCCTCTGCATCGACCATCACCGCATGCCCTCCTCCCTCTGATTGCAACGTGGGCCATGCGGTCTCAGATGCCTGCGGGTCGAGGCCCTGAGTGTGAGAGAAGCCGACGACTGCGAACAACTGGCCCTTGTCAGGCATCCTCTGCTGCGACGATGTAGTCCCGATGCTCGGCACGATGTCTGAGCCATCCCACCACGACATCTCCATCTGATGCTCGCCTGAGTCAATCGTTACCATCGGCACCGTGTTTCCTCCTGTGCCCATGCGCTCCTGCAGAGTCTGCACAGGCTCGCCATACACCCTGACATCGTTTACCCGCGTGCCATCGATGAGGCTGACGACAGGCTGACCGACTCCATGAGGCCCGCCTGCGATCAGACATGGCATGACATCCCGCTGATCAGCAACAAAGTCGTACTTGGCGTTCAGCCCTTGGGAGAGGCAGGCGTGGTCGAGGACGAACGGGACATGATCTCGAGAGCGATCCTCAGCCTCTCCGGCAGAGCCCGCCCCCGATTGTCTGCCCTTCTGAGGATGCCTGCTGCGGCCCTCGCCGACAGGGAGTATCTCGCGTCCACCTCGGTCGGCGACTGCAGGATCGAAACAAGCGAGGACGAACACTCGCCGTCTCCTCTGGGGGACTCCGAAGAACTGCGAGTCCAAGAGATGCCACTCGAGAGCCACAGCCCCGATGTCTGCCAACGAGTCGAGGACGACGCCGAAGTCCCGCCCTCGATTAGAAGTGAGGGCACCCGCGACATTCTCCCAGAGGGCAAATCGGGGAAAAGTTCCATTTGTGACATCTCTCATCTCCTTGATGATTCTGACTGCCTCGAAGAACATCGATGATCGACTGCCCTCGAGCCCTGCCCGCTTTCCTGCGTTTGACAGATCCTGACATGGAGAGCCGAAGGTGATGAGATCGACCGGGGGCAGGTCTCTGCCTGATGTCTCCGCGACATCGCTCCATCTCGGCACCTCGGGCCACCAGTAGGCGAGCGTCTGCTGACATGCAGGATCCCACTCGACCTGGAATCGGCACTCCCATCGACCTGTTCTCTCGAGCCCGAGATCGATGCCCCCGACTCCTGCGAACAGGGAGCCGAATGTCAGAGGCTGATCAGACACGGCTCTGCCTGACTCGCTTGATTGTTGCTGCGATCGCATCAGGCGTGAGGCTCGGGGCCCCCCATGATGCCCGCAGAGAGTTCAGATGGCGAGCGACCGAGGCCTGCGAGGCTCCTGCCTCGACGAGTGCGACGATCAGGGCGTTGCGCTCCTCGTAGGCACGCTGTCCCTCGATGATCGTCTGCTCGAGGCGATCTAGGTCGGTCATGGCAGGGGCTGTGTTCTTCCTCATCGGTCGCCGAGCATAGTCGGCTGATGCGCCCATCAGGTCTGCGCCCTTACATTGGCTGCGAGCGATCTCTGAGCGTCGAGCCTCGCTCGCAGGGAGTTCAGAGCCTCCTTGCATGAGGCTCTCCTCGCCTCTGCGATGCGCCATGCCCGGAAAACCTCGGAGCATGCGACATCGACTGTCGCCTGCTTCTCAGGGGCAGTCATCTTCCGATCCGATGCTGCGATGGCGAGCATCTGTCGGGCTGCTGCGAGTTTGTAGTTAGCCTCTGCTGATGCACTCTCGTCGGAGAGCGATGCGTATGCGTATGTCTCCTCCTCGATCTGCGCTGAGATGGCGAGGATCATCTCCTCGATCTCGCCCTGCGTGAGCAGTCTCCTCATCAGCCTCTCCTCTCCTCGATGGCCTGCAGGATGTCCATCCCGAGGCCGTATGGCACCATTGCCTTAGTGCGGGCTGATGCTAGGCCCTGCGTGCCTGTGCGCGATCCTCTCGGCGCAGCCTCATGGCATGGGGCTCCGCGATCGCAGACAGGCCGGGGCTCCCATCCGGGGACATCTCCCCACAGGTCAGTCGGCTTCTGCCTGGAGTCTCCGTACTGGCAGTAGGTGACTGTGCTCCTCGGCAGGCCTGCGACGACTGGGAGTTTCCTGAGCATGCCTCGCGGGTTCTCCATCAGCCATCCGAAGCGGGGAGCGAGAGCCTCGATCAGGGCGACAGTTGCGCCCACAACGATCTGCCCGATGACTGCTGCATCTGTCCTCGGGACAGGGACTCCATCCTCGAGCCTCCAATGCCTGCCGATCGAGGCGACAGAGAACGATGTACATGGAGGCGATGCCCAGATGAAGTCAGGCCTGCCGTAGCGGGCGAGCAGGTCATCTGCTCGCAGAGTCGTGACATCAACGCTCTCGGTCGCAGAAAACGCAGGATCCAACTCGAACGAGATGACCTGATGGCCTGCATCAGCGAACGCCCTCGTCGAGGAGCCTGTGCCTGCAAACAGATCGAAGATGAGCATGGGGGATGTCATGCCTCTGCCCATCCGATCAGGATCGCGACTGCGACGATCGTGAGGCCCCACAGGGCAGTCATGCGTCCTCCCCGAGCATCTCGAGAGTCGCCTGGATGCGTCGCCGAGCCTCCCAGGATCGCCCCTCTGCGAGATCAGCGTCGATCTCTGCGAGCACCTGCCGGAGCAGACGCGATCCCGCGGTCGTGCGTCTGCCTGAGACTGGCCTGCCTGCGACATGAGCAGGGAGGACATAGACAGCCGACCGGGATCGAGTCTCTGCGAGGCGGGCGATCGCGCCGACCTTGTGCAGCACCGACAGAGCCCCTGATGCGGTGCCGTGATGCCATCCGGTCTCCTGCGCGATCTCCTTCCATGTCATGCCCTGCAGGCCTGCTGATGCGAGGAGCGAGAGTGTGCGCCTCTGTCTGCGCCCTGTCGTGCCGTCAGCATCAGCAGAGCGGGCTCTCTCCTCTGATGTCTCTGAGCCTGCCCATCCTGAGGAGCCCCCGTAGGGGAGCGCAGGGATGTCTGCAGGGAGATCAAACAGCGTCGGTGATGCGTCAGCCATGTCAGATGCTGTTGATGTAGGCCATCAGGGCCTGCTCATACTGCGGGCAGAGGTTGATGACTGCTGCATACATGACTGTTGCGAACAGTTCGACATCGCCGTTGGTCACAGCAGAGTCCTCCATCGTCTGCGCAACCTCTCGCATCGTTGCCCCGCTGTCGAGAGCCTCACAGACGAGCAGGCCAACCTCGAGCAGATCGTCGTCGCTCCAGTAGATCGCATCTCCTGCTGTCTGATTGACATACGCCAGGAAGTCGCCTGAGGGATCCTGCGGAGCAGGAGCCGGAGCGGGCCTCGAGGATGTCTCAGGGGCTCGCTCGACGATGCGCTCTGTCGTGCATGCCGACAGGGCGAGTGCGCCGATGATGGTGAGTGTTGTTAGTTTCCGCATGAGTCCTCCTCGGATCGTTGTGTTGAGCGGTCGGGATGGCGCAGGAGATCGAGATCATACGATCGCGCCGGATGAGCGTGAATCCAGTCGTGATGCGCCCTGCAGACAGAGATGAGATTGTCGAGGGAGTCCTTTCCTCCCTGGGAGCGCATCAGCCGATGATGAGGATCAATCCTGCCCATGCAGGAGACCTGAGGCACGAGGCCTCGGGCGATGCATCCTCCGTCGCGGGCGAGCACCTGCTCGTAGAGATCGCGAGCAACTCCTCGAGCCCTGCGCCTCAGACTCGTGCCCCTGCTGAGGCTCGTCTGCCTGCGCAGAGGGGCTCCTGGGCTGAGGGGCGTGCGACGCTTGAGCGGAGTGCGCCTCATTAGGGCTGTCCCTGCTCTCGCATCTGCTCGGCGACTGCCTGCAGCCACTCCCTGATGGCAGGCTCCTGATCCGCAATGTAGGCATCAGCCTCCTGCGGTCTGCCGAGCCGGATGAGGCCCGCGACCTGCCCTGCCTTGTCGCCGTGAACTCTCTCGAGTGATGACATCCCTGATTGTCTCTCGTTCTTACTGTCTCTCTTTAGAACAGCACCTGTGAGGAGACCCGTCCCCCCACCTGTGAGGAGACCCTTCATCACCTGTGATGACGCAGGGGAGGCAGAGGATGCCCCTGAGGGGGCCATCAGCAGCGTGTAGAGATTCGATGTCGGATCGCCGAGATCGCTCGTCCTCGAGGTGACAGTCAGGGCCCCGAGTGCCACCAGTTCGTCCTTGGCCCGATCGACTGTCGCAGTCGAGACCCGCATTGCCTCCGCGAGCGTTTTCCTCGAGGGCCATGCCCTCAGTTGGCTGTTGGCATAGCGATGCAGGACTGCAAACAGCCTGACAGCGTTGGCTGAGATGTCCCCGTAGATCACAAACTCAGGCACGAGAGCGAAATACTCCGTTGCTCTAATCTCGCTCATGCGCTCCTCCTGATGTCCATCCAGGCTCGGCACCATAGCCTCTGATTGGGGCGCAGACAGGTGCTACTGTGC